GGGGGTAGCCCTGACTAAGCTTGGTGGCCTAACAGAGTTACTTAAATGACCAAAACTTGCGCTTCGTTTCCCCTCCCGAGACGAGGGTGCCCCCAGCCCATCAATCTGATGTGGCATAGATGAGAGGAACTTCGTGGCATACATAGACGAAGCAGAAACCGAAGCTGGTGTAGGGATGGATGACGACGAACTGCAAACAGTCGTCAGCGCCTATATATCAGATGCCATTCAGTACATCGACGATGACATTAGCCCTGTCCGGGCAGAATCTACCCGATACTACCGTGGCGACCCGTTTGGCAACGAGGTGGAGGGTCGCAGCCAGGTCGTAAGTCGCGATGTGCGTGATTCCGTGCAAGCTGTCTTGCCGTCAATGATGCGCGTGTTTTTTGGTTCAGAAAAAGTTGTAGAGTTCGTTCCGCGCACCGAGTCCGATGTAGCAATGGCTGAACAGGCTACAGACTACTTGAACTACATCTTGCGCCAGGACAACGACGCAATCTCAATTTTTTATAGCGTGTTTAAAGACGCGCTAATGAACAAAGGCGGCTTTGTTAAGTGGTGGTGGGATGACAGCGTTGAGGTGCACACCCACAGCTTTGAAGGGTTAGACGAAGGCTCGCTTGGCTTGCTCCTGGAAGAAGATGGCGTAGAAGCCGTGTCTGTTGAATCTGTTCCAGCCCCTGGAATTACGGATGAACAGATTGCCATGATGGAAGCACAGGGTATGCCTGTGCCTCAAATCTATAGTGTCGAGATTAAGCGCCGTCGCAAGAAGAACCAGGTGCGCGTTGAAACAATGCCGCCCGAGGAATTTTTTGTAGATGCCGCTGCAACAAGTCTTGATGACGCTATGGTCGTCGGGCACCGCACGATGTCCACCGTCTCCGATCTAGTTGCTTTAGGCTACGATCGGGATATGCTCGAAGAATACCTGTCTGACGAATTTGCGTTTACCGATAGCGACGAGTATTTGGCGCGGTACGCAGGAACGGAGATTCCCGATCCCGTATCTGCCTACGAGCGTCGGCGCGTGCTTTATGTCGAAGCGTGGTGCTACGTCGATTATGACGGTGATGGCATTGCAGAGCTAAGGCGCGTATGCACGGTCGGCAACAACTACACGGTAGTAAACAACGAACCAGCAGACACAATTCCGTTTACAATGTTTAGCTGTGATCCCGAACCTCATGTCTTCTTTGGTTCAGACATAGCGGATATGACAAAAGACATACAGCGAGTGAAAAGCGCGGTGTTGCGCGGTATGCTTGACTCTTTGTCTTTTGCGCTTTATCCACGCACAGGCGTTGTCGAAGGAATGGTAGATATTGACGATGTGTTGAACCCCGAAGTTGGTTCGATTATTCGGATGCGTCAGCCAGGAATGGTGCAACAGTTGAATGTGCCATTCTTAGGAAAAGAAGCGTTTCCAATGATGCAGTACCTGGATGCAATGAAAGAATCGCGTACAGGCCAAACAGCGGCGTCTCAAGGATTAGACCCCGACGTACTACAGTCCACAACACGCGCCGCTGTTACTGCAACAATTAAAGGTGCCGAGCAACATCTCGAAATGATGGCAAGACTTTTTGCTGACAGCTTTAAGAGAATGTTTAAAGGTATGTTGCGTTTAGTAGTAACGCATCAAGACCGGGAACGGATGGTCCGACTAAGGGACCAGTGGGTGCCGATCGACCCGCGTGTATGGGACTCAACAATGGATTGTTCTGTTAATGTCGGGCTTGGTTCGGGTGCAACCGACGAGCGCCTTATGGTGCTGAACCAGGTAGCGTCCCGTCAGCAAGAGGCGATGGAAAAGCTAGGGCCTAACAATCCGCTGGTTGGCTTAGGCCAAATCCGAAACACGCTGGCTAAGATGTTAGAGATTAGCGGCTACCCAGACTCGACGCAGTTTTTTAAGCAGATACCACTGGACTATCAGCCTCCCCCACCACCGCCGCCTAAACCATCACCAGAAGAATTACTGGCACAGGCGCAGATGGCTGACATCCAAGCTCGTACTGCAATCGACCAGCAAAAGCTTCAGCTGGATGCTATGAAGCAGCAGCAGCTTGATGAACGCGAAAGCGCACGAATCGCTGGCGACTTGGCAATCCGAGAATTCCAAGCGGAAGAAAAGTTTCAGAATGATGTAGACATGGAAGTCCTAAAAGCCAATCTCAAGCAGGGTTTGTAATGGGCCGCTACTAATGGAATTGACGCAAGAACAGAAAGCCCGTCGCGCTCAAGAAATTTTGGACGATCCGGTCTTTGTCGAGGTCGTCAACGAAAGCCGTAATCTGATAATGGTTGAGTGGAATTTGACGGCTTACGACCAAAACGAAAAACGAGAAAGCCTGTATTATCAAGGCCGCGCACTTGACGAAATGTTAAGAGGCTTGCGATCCTTGATAGATAATTGGATTGTACATAAGTCAAAACAGCAAAAAGCTACCAGAAAAGGAAAGATTAAATGAGTGATACCGGAACTGTAGAACGAGCTGGTAGACGCTCTCACGGCGAAATCGAAAACGCTTTTGCCAATATGCTCGTCGGACCCGAAGAACAACCAGAAGAAGATTCCTCGATAGAGGAGCAACCTTTGATGGACTCTGAGGATGAAGGGCAGGAGTTAGATGCTGAGTTGGCCGATGACTCAGTAGTGGATGAGCAGGACGAGTATGATGCAGAGGATGAACAACTCTCTGATGGCGCTCAGACGTACACAGTCACGATTGACGGTACGCCAGAAGAAGTGCCCTTAGACGAACTCATCGCTGGATATTCTCGACACTCAGCATTCACAAAAAAGAGTCAAGAATTAGCTGAACAGCGTGATACGTTTCACACGGAACAGCAGACTCTAAGGCAGACGTACCATCAATATAACGAGGTACTAAGCCAACTTCAGCAACAGATGGAAGCAGCAAATCAGCCGACAAACTTGGATTGGGACGCGCTTGAAAAGCAAGACCCGGTGCAATGGCTGAAATTGAAAGAGCTAGAACGGCAACGCACTAGTGAAATTCAAGCTGTAATGGCTGAACGTCAAAGAATGCAAGCAGTAATGCAGCAAGAGCAATCGCAAAAGCTGCAAGAGCATTTGGCGGTTCAGCAAAGTTTGATGCTGGAAAAAATTCCTGAGTGGGCTAACAGTGATGTTCAAGCCGAAGAACAACGGAAGTTGGTGGAGTTTGGTAAACAGGTTGGGTTTTCTGACCAGGAGCTGGACACACTATACGACCATAGAGCGTTAATTGTTTTGCGTGATGCAATGCGATACAACGAGCTAACAAGCGGCGAAAAGATCACAGAAGCCAAATCAAAAATCGGTAGTGCAAAAGGCGGCAGTAAACGGACTGCTCGTCGGACGCGCTCCCGCAAGCAGAAGGCTCAAAGACAAAAGCTGCGAAAGACTGGTAAGGTTGAAGACGCGGCTTCGTTAATGGGTCAGATTCTTGCGGACTAACCCTGAGACAATAGAATCATGGCAGTTGTAACAAACACTTTTCTCACCTACGATGCCAAAGGCATCCGTGAGGATCTGAGCGATCTGATCGCGGACATTAGTCCGACTCAGACTCCGTTTCAGAGCAACATCGGAACGCGAGATGCGTCCAACACTTATTTTGAGTGGCAGACAGACTCGCTTGCGACGGCTTCAGCAACGCCCGTCGTAGAAGGTCAGGATCTCAGTAGCTTTACCGCAGTAACGCCAACGGCGCGTATGGGTAACTACTGCCAGATCAATATGCGCGATTTCATCATATCGGGCACAGAACAGCGTGTAGACAAGGCTGGTCGGGCATCTGAAGTTGGATACCAGGCAGCTAAGGCAGCCAAAGAGCTAAAGCGTGATGTTGAAGTCGCTTGCTTGCTTAATGGCGTAGGCGCTGTCGCGGGTGCTACGGCTACGGCCCGTGTAACCGCTGGATTCCCTGGTTGGATCAAGACCAACGAAACTTCTACCAACGTAACCGCGCCTTCTTACACGGGTTCAACCCCGACAGGTGCGGCTCAGGTGTGGAAGTCGTTTGGTACACCAACCGCGTTTACTGAGGCTATGCTCAAGACCACGATGCAAGAATGCTTTGTGTCAGGTGGCGAGCCGTCGATGCTAATGGTTTCCCCTTTCAACAAAACTGTTGTTAGTGGGTTCAGTGGTATCGCTTCAAGCCGCTACAACGTAGACGGTGCCGAGCCTTCGGTGATTATTGGAGCCGCTGACATTTATGTTAGCGACTTCGGTAACCTGTCAGTTGTTCCGAACCGCTTCTTCACTACGGTGGTAGATGCTGGTGCTGGTTCGCTGATGAACGATTGGGCGCTGCTCATCGACACCGATGAAGTCAAGCTCGCAACCTTGCGGCCTTACAGCATTGAGGCTCTTGCAAGAACGGGTGATGCAGACAAGAGAATGGCTCTAATCGAGTGGGGGCTTCAGGTTAACAACGAAGCCGCTCACGGAATTGTTGCCGGAATCACGGCTGCGTAATCTTTTGGTGGGGCAGGGGGCAACTCCTGTCCCACCATTAGGTTTGCTATATTGATGAAGCGAATACTCGACTACGATCCAGAAACCAAGACTACGCAATGGTTTCATTACGATGACTCTACCGGAAATTACGGGCTAGAGACTCGTCAGGATATTACGCATATCGTAGAGGCCAATAAGACTCAGTTCAGACAAGTGGACGAGCGGGCTAACTGGAAAGGCGACCAACACCATGTTGCGTCGATACCAATGAGTATTTATCACGAATTGGCAAAAGTATCGAACAACTTTAAAGATCAAAAAGCTGTAAAAAAATGGTTGAATAATCCTGACAACCGCGTGTTCAGAACACGGCCAGGAAGGGTCTGATGGCGATTACAACGTATGCACAGCTAAAGACTGCGACTGCAAACTGGTTGGATCGAACAGACCTGACAGATCGGATACCTGAGTTTATTGAGCTGGCTGAAGCAAGTTTTAACAGAACAATTCGCCAGCCCGATATGGTAACGAAAAACGATTCGTATTCGATCGCAGCTCGGTACACGACATTACCGACTGACACGTTAGAAATTACCAGAATAGTGCTGGATTCATCGCCAGTTATTACGCTTGAATACCTGACGCCAGAAGAAATTGCCGAGAGACGGGCTGACATGAATAGTACGGGTCGGCCCGTTTACTTTACGGTTATAGGAGGATCGAGTAACCAGTTAGAGGTTCTTCCATCCCCTGACGAGACGTACACATCATCTATTGTGTACTACACAAAAATTCCTGCGTTAACGGATTCAGCAACAACAAACTGGCTTTTAACCAACCATCCAGATATTTATTTATTTGGCACTTTGGTAGAAGCAGAGCCGTACCTAAAGAATGATGAACGAGTGGCTTTGTGGTCTACAAGACTAGATGCGTCACTAGGTGCGCTTCGTTTGCAGGGTGAGCGTCAGATGCACACAGGATCATCGCTTCGCATGAGATCAAGACCGCTGGGGTAGAATACTATGGCTGATACAACCACTACCAATTTAGGCTTAACCAAACCCGAGGTTGGTGGTAGCACGAA